AGTTATTGAACTTGCCACAGTATTAGCTGGACCTGCCGTAGGGATGTTTTTTGCTGAGCTAGGAGCACGTGTCATCAAAATAGAGTCTCCAAATGGGGGAGATGTAACAAGATCATGGAAACTAGCTATCGAAGAGGAGGCGTCAAACGCTAGTGCATATTTTCATTCTATTAATTATAAAAAAGAGCATCTATTTTTGGACTTAGAGGAGGAAGAGGCATTAGAGCAAGTATATGCACTCGTGCAAACAGCTGATATTGTTGTTAGCAACTTTAAATCGTCTTCCGCCCGACGCCTTAAAGTCGATTATGTATATCCGCCAAAACGAAAAGTACACTAATTCAAAACGAAAAGTACATTTTTCACACGCTTAAAATCAATCTACGAAATAGTTAATCTGATTAATAGGCATAGGATCAGGCAGACCATTTTTAATGAAAATACTGACCACTCCACTGGTAGGTATAGCAAATGTGATGATTGGTGACACCTCATTCTCCGTATTAAACGGCTCCTGTATCAACAATCCCTCTAAAGGTCTAAACTCGTTAGGAAGTACATTAAACCCATTTAATACAGGTAAATCAGGATCATTGTTAGTTAGAGTGCCATGTATAAACACATGATTGCCAATTTTCCTAGCATACAGTTTATTATTATCATCTTCTACCAAGGTATACTTAATCTCGGGCTGTAGATTTAATCTGTAGCTGGATAACTCGCTCACTACCACTCCTCCTTCTTCTCCAAATACTATTGCAGCCTTTACGATCTCATAGGTGTCTCTCTCTATGTTGTCTGCAAATACTTCATTCCCAAGAGGATCATAAGTGACTTGTTTTTTGAGACTATATTGCGTTAGGTCTCCTCCTGATATATTTCCTCCGTCAAACTCCATGATCTCATTATCGATTACAATCCATCCAGGACTAAGAGTAGTAGTGCCATCGTTCTCAAGTGTAGATGTTATTCCTGATAGAATTATGTGGCCATCCTTTAGGAATGGGTGTACTGTCGCTTCTAACGCTTCAACCATTCCATTTGTTAGGTAGGTGAGATCATCACCCTGAAATGGCATTCCGTTACTAGGTATAATTAGTTTTTTCATGATTAGTAGTTTACGATCGTATATGATACTCCAGCCTGCTTATATTGATTAGTGGACTTAGATATCTGATTAGTTAATGTCTGAGTAAGTGGAAGTGCATTAGGCACATTTATAATAAAGCTGTTACCTGTATAGTCTGCTTGATTGTATAAATAATCATCTCCTTCGATGTACCAGGGGTCTTCGTCATCTTCTTTATTAAATAGGAACGGTGGCAGTAGAATTTGATCTTCTGAAATGTATATCCTTCTTTCTACTTTATCGTACAGATCATTAAGATAATGCTCTAGGTAGATCACTTGTCCTGTTATGCTTAGCCTGTAGTATACTTGATTAGCATAGCTTACAACGGCATTGTTAAGCTGTTTAATTGGGGTTAAAATAGCGTTTATCCAATCTATATGCCTGCTAGATCCTCCACCTCCCCAAGCATTTACGCTTTCTGTTACCCAGATCACTTCGCCTTCTGTGATCCATGACAAGCCTCCTTTTAAGTTCCTAAGAAAGAAGGGTATCAGTGAAACAGCAAGCTTTAGTATGTCTATGCTCCAATTCATTGTTATACTTTTTGAATGAAGTTGAACATATTTTCTATATCATCTGCTAAGACATAATATCCTGCTGCTGGTATATTACTGACAGTAAAATCCTCAGTGTCTGATCCTTGCTTAGAAGATCCTGATAAAAATATAGGGTCTAGCACACCATCTACTTGCTGTAGTACATCTGTAAATCTTGTCACGCTTAGCTCTCCATTAAAAGGTAAATCCTCATTAAGGAATTTATTAATAGCATTGGTCAGGTTTTCCTTTAGTACATCCTCTTGTATAATTGGATCGTAGTAGATATCATAATTCATAGTAAGCTCATCAGCAGTCCCACTAAAAACTACTATCCTGGTACCAGCAAACTTAATCTTAAAAATGTATGCAGATAAGGCATCTTGCTCACTTGTTGTAAGTGGTATAAGCGATCCCTGAGTTCCTTGCGCTACTTTAGCAATTACAAGGCCATTGCCTCTTTCTGTTATCGCAGCTCTGGTAATTATACGCTTTGTTGTGTCAATGGGATTGTAGACATATTGAGTGTCTAAATACTCTAGATTATCTCCTAGCTGAAATTCTAAAATCTTTTTCTGATACCAAGCAGATGTACCTGCTGGAGCTTTACTAGCTATGGTCTCAATATCAATTTTAAAGGCATCCCAAAACACCTCATGTACATGTATGGCCACTGCTGTTATATAAGCCCACAATCTCCATACAGCCACCTTACTGTTACTATTCAGATCTTCTAATAACTGAGTGCTAGTTTCGTTAGTTGGCGCAAGTCCTTCTAGAGAAGACCTGGTGTTTTTTTCTTCAATGATTGCATCGTATATATTGAGTATTGATCGTGCCATTATTCGCTAGTTGGTTTAAGGTTTGTAAATATCTCTGCAAATCGCTCATTGATAGGATCTTTAGAAATGATGATATCTGCTTCTTCTGGAAACAAGTCAGCTATGTTATCAAGCACCAGACATTCTATTCCATCCATGCTTCCGTATTCCTGGAGTGCTATGTCAAATAATGTCTGACCTGGTAATGTTCTGATTGTTCTTGTCATAATTTTACTGCTATTCCTGTCTCATTTACTTGTAGTTCTGATGGTTGGTATTGGTCTGATTTAAGCTGTACTCTTATTATTCTTTTTTCTAGCTGTCCCAAACATCCTCCTAACATCTTTCTGACACCTACGCCTATTAAAGGATGCTGCTTGTAATTTCCTTGCTCTGCCTCTATTATGTGTCTGACGTGTTGAATGTCACTTGGTCCTATAACAAAGTCACCTCCATTGACCAACAGGTCATAATCTCCTTCTACAGCTCCGAAAAGTATATCTGATCTCATTAGTACTCTGTTATTATGGTGTTAATTTGTTGTTTGAATTTGTCTACTTTAAGGGCCTCAGCTTTTAGTTGTGCAATAGTCGAGGGGAACACACTTGCAGACGGACTTCCTGGTGAAGCGCAAATCACTCTAAAAGTTTCCAATAACTTAAGAGTGCTCTTGAACGTATCTGCCAAATCATTCATTACCATAGAAAGATCTGCTGTAGTGTTCTTAATAGCCACTCCTTCACTGTTTAACCTGATCTCTTGATCTCCAATCTTAAGGATGCTTTCTTCTATATCCTCTGTACAAATTACTACAGACACCGTCTTGCTTATAAATGATAGTATTACATAAGTTCCTTGCCTAGGGAATTGCACCATCCCTATATTGCGTGACAAGGAAGATTGCAGACGTGCATCATACACCTCAGCATCTCCATTTATAGGCCTTGCATGTATCGTGCGTTTTTCCTTGTCTACTGATAACACTTCTGCAAGTACACTGTATAGTTCTTCCTGTGATTTAGTGGCTAATTCTTGTATGGCTTTTCTTATACTCATGCTATTTTTATATCAGGTGTTATGGTCTGTCTGTAACCTTCTGTTCCAAATGTTCTTGTTACTGATTTTACAACATAGTCACCAGCTCTTTCTGGATAGTCTGGATCTGTGATGGTCACAATATCACCGTGCTGAATAAATGGTTTGCCGAATATTGTCAAATCGCCTCTGTAGCCTGTGAATTTAAGACGTTCAAGCTGCTCACTTGCTATATGGTCAATCTCTTCTTTGGACATATCATAATAATGTAGTGTACGCTGTTCTCCTTCCTTATCTCCGTAGTCGTACTCTGTCTTAGTATTATCCTTTTCGATGACAATTGCCTTGAGCTTAATTTTAGTGTCTTCTGATCGCTGGTAGATCAAATCATGTTCTACTACATGTAGGTTAAACTGAATTTTGTGTTTCTTTTGCAACTCTGGCCAGAAGGCTAATCCTACATACAGTTTTCCGTCTCTAAAAAATGACTTGAGATAATAGGTTTCCTTAATCGTTGATAGCACCTGGGCTGGTGTCGCTTTGTTTATTCGGAAAGGCCCCAGACGTACATCTGGAGCCTCAAATGAAATACCGAATAATATATCTGTCAACAAATGATGTAGTGTGACATCTTCGTATGATCGTGTGATTGTCTGTTGCTTAAGTAAATACATGTCATTCTCGCAGTGCACTATTGCAGGAATCTGTGGTACGAGCTGGGTTACATATCCAGAGAAGGCTATATCATTATTATCATCGTATCCTAGGGATACAGAAACTGGATCCCCTTTTACGATAAGTGGCTCTGTGCCACTTGCCAGAGACTTGTTTTTCCATGATACGCGTCGTGGGAATGTCAATGTACATGTATCTGTAAGGTTATCCCATGAGCTTGTTATCTCACAGCCTACTAAACCATTCCACTGATATGATCCTATATTAAGACTAGATGAAAGTCTGATCATCTTCTACAAGTTCTATAGGGTTATCTGACAATAGCGTCAATTCAAATGGCTGTGTATTCATGAATCCTTCTCTACTCAGAGCATTGTAACTCTCTACCACAACATTGAATATTTCAAATGCTTGTAAAAACGGAGAGATGCACTCTAAGCTGTCCTGTACTTTTAATAATCCAATAAAGTCATTGACTTGGCCAGCAGGATAAAGCTTGCTGCCATCATTGACAATTAGGAGCTGTACATCTATCTGATAATCTCCGTCACTTATATATTCCTTAATCGTTCCATTTCTACCTTGTACGTCTGTAGTAACAATGTTCTTTGTCTGGCTTATACTAAATATTACTGTGTCAAAATAAATGTCTACATCCTCATATTTAAGCCTCATGTCACTGTAAACCTTAGTTCCTAATAGTAAGCTTGCATCTTCCCCAGACTGAGGATCATATGTCGTTGCCGATACTGGCAAGTCTTCTTTGTTGCTTATGAAAAAACTACTGGCCATTAAATACTATAGTTTACATCATTTACTGCGCTGATAAGTGTGCGCTCTATTTCTTTTCTTATTTGCGATGTAGACATGCCTAGCTTTTCTGTCTTTACGACAAATGATTCTACCAGCTTGTCTATTCTGATATTAATATTTTTTATCTCCTTGCCTCCTCCAGTGGTTATGCCTTCTACTCGCTGCTTGACTGGGTTGCTAGATCCTGATGACTTTCCAGATCCTCCAGCAGCTCCTGCTCCTGAGAATCCACCTAGCGTACCTGCATAGTCAAAAGTTGCATTTCCAGATGTACCTCTGCTGTATGCTTTTCTTCTATCACCTCCAGCAGGGATATTGGCTGCACCTGATCCGAATCCTAAAAACCCTTCACTGATCAGTCCCATTTTTTTTCCAAGACCTATCAACCATCCAAATACTGGCTTGATCACTTTGTCATACATCCATTTAGCTGCCTGCTTAAAAACACCTTTAATTATATTAAACAAATTCCCTAGCGAATCTTTAAAGCCCGGAAACACTCTGTCTACTAGGTCTATGAGCCACTTGAACGGATGATTATTCCACATCCATGTAGCAAAATTACCCATCCAAACTTTTACACTATCCCAGTTTTTGACAAGCAAAACTATCCCAGTTATGGCAGCAGCAATCCAGCCAAAAGGACTTGTCATAGCCACCAAACGGAATGCCATAAATGCAGCCTTGGTAATCTTTATGTAGTTTGTTATAACTAAATAACCTTTTGCAATTGTAAAAAGCCCTAACAATGATGTGCCAATTCTAGCTATTCTTACTCCCCAAGTTTTAATCGATTTATTGTTTCTATCAATCCAGTCTATAGCTCTTATTCCCCAATCTTGTATTTTTATAGCATAAGGAAGAAACAACTTTCCTGCCTTAGCCGATAGATTTGTCCATCCAGCAGATAATATTTTCATCTGGTTTGCGTATCCATCCGATGTTCTCGCGTAGTCACCCTGAGCATCCCTTGTTTGTTCAAGTAAGGAGGCATAAATTGCCTGTGTTTTTATCGCCTTAGGTAGTACCCCTTTTGTTGTTTTTACAAGTCCCATTTGTAGAGCCTTATTCTTTAGAGTAACCTCATCTAGCAAAACCCCGAATCTTGCTGCTGGCTCTGTCTCACCTCTGAGAATAGACATCATTGCTTGCTGCGCTTCCTCTGTTCCTACATTATTGAAACTAGCAAGATCTTGAGCAAGTCTTACACTTGCCTCTGACATCTGTGCTACTTGTTTTCCTCCTACACCTATATTTTTGAATAGAGAAGCATATGTACTAGCTGCACTTAAGGCTTCGTTTTTACTCATACCTATTCCTTTAGCTGCTCCGTCCGCAAATCTCTTTATATCATAGAAGTAATCTCCAAATACTACTCTAGACTTACTTGTACTTTCGCTCAAGTCACTGCTGGCATTTATTATGGATTTCAATCCGTCCACGACTGTTCTAAAAGACATATATCCAGCTACCATCGTCCCAAAGTCTCCTAGCTTTCTTCTGAGTTTAGAGAATCCATCTCCTATTTTTTTAGGGATAATAAGAGCTGTGCGTGCAAACTTTATAAATCCCTTATGCAACTTAAGTATACTTCTACTTCCTGATCTAGACGTAGCCTTGAGCTTATTGTTAAGCTTAAGCGTGCCAGACTGTGCCTTGTCATTTAGCTTATTAATAGAGCGATAGACAGATGTTATCTTGTCTATCGCATTTATTGTGTATGTTACATTCCGATCCATTCGCTACTAAGCTGATCTCAGGTATTCAAAATTATTCATCCATGCTTCCCATCCTCTGTATAGATTGAATGCTGCAAGTCCAGTCTCATAAGTATTGGACAATAGGTGAATACCGTCTTCTACTTGCTTTTCGATCTCGTCATTTGCAATATCATATTCGTTCTCAAAGTATATAGCAAGCTCCTTCGCTTTACTCGGTGTCATCTTCTTGAAAGTAGCAAGTGACTTTTTAGCATTCTCTACCAAAGAAGGAATCCTGCTACTAGCGATAGCCAAGGCAGGCAACTCTATAAGTGAGATCTTGCCATCCTCTAAGACAGTGGCAAGGCTATCTGCTAATTGAATTACGCCTTTGAATGTTTCTTTAATTTCTGTTTCCATAACTGTTATTATTTAAAAAGTGAAGAGATTAATTTCTTATTCAGTTCTAAGCAATACAATACATCGTTTACTGCTCTACACCACTCATCCTCTTCCATCTTATCAGGATCTAGTTTTAGATAGAACCTGATCATTGCATCGCCACTACGGTACTGATCTTTGTCCTTGTCAGATATTTTGTAGTGGCTTAGAAGTTTTTTACTGTCGCACTTCTTGTCTCAATTAGTGCATCTAAATGCGGTGCTAGGCTCAACCATCTGTCAACATCTTCTA